GAGAAGACTTACACTTGTGACATCACTTTGCGTAACTTCCCGCCAGTAGATAGCTTTGTCGTTCAGTGGCATTACCCGCTGTTCCAGGCCAACTTTGCACTCAACCCCGACAAGCTAAAGAAGCCAGGTGCGCACAAGGCTGTTGACGATAAAAGGTTCTTAACCGAGATGGGCAGCAAGCAGTGGCAGGCGGGTGATTTATGTCGCCATATCATCGAAAAGTTGGAAGTATCGGAAAGCACGTTTTATAGGTATCTAAAACGCCTTCATAAAGCTAACAAGATATTGTCTGACAGTGGCTTGTATATTGCCAATCAGACCACTTTCTAATCCACTTTCAAGGCACTATCATTTATTGAGCAGTCAGACTCCTTATATATATAAGGAATAATTCGCGAAGGAAAAGTAGGAACAGGACTCCTTAGTCCGTCCTGTCCCTACTACGCTACGCTATTTCCGTAGCGTTCTCTTAAATGAACAAACAAGGCTGGCGGGGCTGGCTCGCACACGCTCGCACCTGCCAAGGAACGAAGTTGGTTATCAGGTGGTGGGTGTGGTACAATCGTAAAATGAACAACAGTAAGCCAGGTTTATACGCCAACATTAACGCCAGACGCAAGGCTGGCACTAGCCGTCCTAAATCTAAAAGCACAATCAGCCCCAAGGTGTGGCGCATGATGAAAGCCAAGAAGGGTGGTTTTGAACCAAGATAGAGAGCAACTGAAGGTGGCACATAAGTTTATTGCCTTGCTTCAGCGTGAGAATGCACAATTGCATGGCGTTTTACGTTTGTTAGGCCAATTGGTAGACGATATGAATGCTAACTGCTCCTATGAAGTCTTCGAAGTGCAATGGAATAGCCTTACCGAGCAGGTCAAGAGGCTGTCGGGGTTCTTTGAGAGCCACCAGAAGGCACTACAGTCGCTCCACGATGCTTGCCCTGAGGTTTGGGATACCGATGAGGTAGATGATGACATGCGATAGCCTTGGTTATTTTTGGTATGTCTACAAAACAACATGCGCTGTTAACGGAAAGGTTTATGTTGGGGTTCACAAGGCCAAAAAAATACCAAATAACTACATAGGGTGCGGAGTTGTGTCTGATGTTTCGGCAAAAAGAAGGGCATTAAAAATTAAATCGCCATTTGTGCAAGCAGTTGCAAAGTATAAATACGAAAACTTCAGTAAAGAAATACTAAAAACTTTTGACAATGCCAATGATGCATACAATATGGAGGCTCAGATTGTAAATGAAGAGTGGATAAGGTCTGGGAATTCCTACAATGTTGCTCTGGGTGGTCGAAAAGCTGGCAAGCCTAGCAAATACTTTCATTTATTCGCAAAATGGAAAAGCCTATATGAATCTGGGATGACCATGAAAGAAATAGCTAAAATAACTGGACTCAGTAGCCATGCTACAATTAGTATAAATTTAGACAATATCGTTACGAAAAGAAAAAAATACCTTATTGCAAACAAGGCAAGACAAATGAAATTATTTTGTATTGAGCTTGGCAAGCACTACAATTCGCAAAAAGATTTTTTGCTCGAAACATTTGGAGACTGCAAGTCAGTCGGTAATTTGTCTGTTGCAATAAAGAATGGACTCAAGTTTAGAGGTCTAACAGTGGTGAAAGCATAATGAAAGAATTGCCTTGCAATCGACCAGTTAGAACACCAGGAGAATCAAAGAAATTTCGGGTACGCGCGTGCCAAGGCGGTGAAAGCAAGACCATCCGCTATGGCGATCCCAAGATGACCATAAAGAAGAGCAATCCAGCGCGCAGGCGTAGCTTCAGAGCTAGGCACGGGTGTGACAGCAAGCCTCCAGGCAAGTTGACAGCGAGGCATTGGAGCTGCAAAAACTGGTAATATGGCAAAGGTAGCCAAAAATAAGGCTCTAAAACGCTCACAATCGAGCGTAAATGCCGTTTCTAAGCGTCTTTGTGGCAAGGCTGATGCTCCAGACCTTCCAGTGGTCAAATTTAAGGTTGAGGAGCTAGGAAACCGAGCCTGCTGTTGCCGCATCGGACGCTAGACTGCCGTTTATATCACCCTTATAGGGCTGTTCTACACACCCCTTATAGGGCTAACGCTCCCGCAAAAGGCTACGCTACCGTTTGGATGCCTGGGCTTCCGTTTGTTGACGCTCCCGATACTTAGCCCATCGGATGCCTACCGCCTTCTGATAGTGTTCTTTGGGTCGCACCTTCTGCGGACCTTTGACGCTCCCGCCTTTCTTACCTAGGCGCGAAAGGTAGGCTTTGATAATTTCATCTTCAGTCATATTTTTATATGCTCCTTATAGGCCAAGCTTCCGTTTGTAAAGACGGAATGCCTGGGCTGCCGTTTGTAAACAAGCGCGAAAAAGCCGTAGGGGTTTGAACCCTTGGCGGGTTTGTTATTTAGATATGTAGTGTGTTCTGGTGTACACATCCAGCATCCCTTCAGCAAAGTTTTCTGCTGAAGACTTAGTGGGATGATGGCTAGTCACCATATTGCAATCATCTACAAATATAATTGACCTCCATCCGATTTTTCTGCTTGTGCTTACTTTCTGAATGTCTGCCTTAATCAATGGAGAGTAAGTCCCGTTTTTTGGGTGATGGCCACTCCAAGGCCGTGGCAGTAATCCGATTCTGTTCATATATTCTGTGTCCTTTCTTTTACTTTTCTTTAGGTCATCTCTATCGAGTTTGACCTCTCCTCCCATCCGCTACGATGGGAGACGAGGGAAAACTATTTCCGTTTCGGCCAGACTAGCCAGACGAATCCGAGCAAGAGTCCTCCGTGCAATAGTCCGAGTGAGTATACTTGTGGGCAGTTCATTTTTGATTCTCCTCCTTTCTCATCGGGTTCATTATCCATTCACCTCTCAGCGTCCTAATCTCGCAACCACTCCATTCTAAATCGTTTCGGAGTAGCCAGCGATGGGCAGACGCACAAGAGGAAAACTTCTTTAATAGTTTTCCGTTGATGTTATAGATTCCCCAAGTCATTTCCTTCTCCTCGCCTCATCTAGTCTGGATTGATACAACTCCTCAACGCATTCTTCTAATCCTAGCGCATCCTCGGAATAATCGGCACAGGCATAATCTCCCCACCAATATCCCTCAACCCTTTTCTTGTTTGTATCAATCCACACATTCGGACCACCAAACGCTACAAGAATCCTCGCACCGATAAAGGTGAGATCGTTTTGCACGATCCATTGAAAATCCAACGCAGTAGAAAGATAATCGTATGCGTTGCAACCCTCCTCGGATTCTGTTTCGTATTCTCCACGCTCAATCGTTTGGGCAATGTTCTTGACCATATTGGCCAAGCCATTGTCATTCTTCTTTTTTGGTTCTGCTGTTGTCATATTGTGTCGTTTCCTTTCTTATTGGTTTCTTTTATTCCAGCCTATCGGCCAGACCGAAACACACCTTGCGATGTGTTCGGGGTCTGATCGCCTAGCTAAGATTTCGCAGATTGATTGAACTAGCATCCTTAAGGCTTGCCATAAACTGCATTGCCTTTCGGGCTGACTCAAACTTTAACTCCACAGACTCAACCCAAGACGAGTTGAGCTTAATTGATACCCAAGCAACTTCATTCAGAGTATCTGGACACTCGGAAAACTCTGAAACTAAAACTGCGATCATTTCATTTTCTTCACTTAATGATTTCACAATGAAATCGCAGTTCCCTCCAGTTGCTATGCAAATTAAACCAAGCTTGTCTGCATACTCTCCAATTTGTTTTCCGATGTTGTGTGATTCCCAGTAGTTTTTGCTTAATTTGTATTTCATTTGTATTCCTTTCTTTGATTTATTTTTCTGAATCGTATTCGTATCCTTGTCTTTGCATCCACTCAAACAAGCGGGTTTCTAACTCTTCCAAATCATCAGATACCCATCCATCGTTAGAGATTGTCAGCATATATCTACCAAGCTGGAATCCTTCTCCAAGATCCTCAATGATGCAATTCGCCATAGCTTCGTCTGGCTTAACCAATCCACCATAAACAAAGGCGTTCAATGGCTTTCCATCTTCTGTGAATGTGTGGCGTGTTTTGGAGTATGTGTTTTTCATTATTTTGTCACCTCGTCTGCTTGGTAGATTGCCTCATCAATGGAGGAGATAAGACAAGCCGTTTTATTTTTGGGTTTGTCGAAGTCGTGTTTCTCCGTCACAAAGTCCAAGCATTCTTCCAGCGTGGCTTTGAGAGTGGAGATGGTTTCCAGCAATTCGGCAATGCGAACATCTTGAGCCGTGTTCGCTTCAGCGTGTGTCAGTTGTGTTTTCATACGAGCAAAGTAAAGCGGATTGCGTATAGATGCAAGCGATATTTTAACTTTCTTTTGACTCGCCGTATGTTATTAGTCTTACTTATGGATGAAGCAGCGGACTCCACCGCACCTATTGAAAAGGCAAAGAATGGGCGAGAGATATTTACTAAAGAATTGGCCGATGAAATCATATCGGCGTGCGGGTCTGGATTTACTTTAGAAAAGGCTGGTGCGTTGGTCGGGGTCAATCCTTCCACGATTAAAACTTGGGCAAGCCGTAAGCCAGATTTCGCTAGGCGTGTAGAGTCCGCAAGAAAAAAGCACGAACTCTCCCTCCTCCGAGACATAGAACTTGCTGGGCAGAAGTCGTGGCAAGCCAAGGCGTGGATGAGCGAGCGAGTGTATGGATATGCGCAACCCAGTGCCAGGCTGGCAGTTACGCAAGAACATACTCACGGAATCAGCGGAAACCTTGCGCAACTTCTCGCGGGAATTGCGGGGAGAAAGAAAATCACAGATGCAAAAAAAATAGAAGAGGTTAAAAATCAAGATAACTATATTGATGTTAAACCTCTTACAGATAATGCAAAAAATCAAATGTCGCACAATAAAAAATTGTATCAAATATCACAAGTTGCTGATAGTCAAGGTGACAATGCAAATGTTTTGCCAAAAACTCGTCACAAGCAAATGAGACGAAGAAAGCCAAGAGCAGAGTCATTGGCAAAGTATCCACCTACCACCACGCCCCCTACCACTCCCCCAGCCCCCATTTAATACGCATATACCCCCCCAAATTATTGTGGCTCAAAACAAAAAGAGGTCTTAACATACACCTATGCCAAAACCTCCCCAACGCAGCCAAGAAGAGATTTTGCTAGACCTATCTAAACCATCTGCATTCGCATCTAATGTCTTGGGCATCAATCTTTATGATTGGCAAAGGAAGGTATTACGCGATTTAGAGCCTAGAGACTGTCGCGTAGCTCTGCGTGCAGCCAACGGCTCTGGCAAGACCAGCACCGTAATTTCGGCTATTTTGATATGGCACGCGCTCGTTTACCCGCGCTCAATAGCTGTAACAACGGCAGGCGTTTTCCGCCAGGTCGAAAGCCAACTCTGGCCTAGCCTGCGCAATCACATTGCCAAGCTTGGTGGTGCGTGGGAGGTAACATCTGGCGAGATCCGCTACCTCCACCCCAACGGCAACACATCACGCATTATAGGCTACTCAGCAACTGATCCAGGGCGTGCTGAAGGCTGGCACGCAGAGGATCACGAATACCATCCATTGCTAATGGTAGTTGACGAAGCCAAGACCGTAGCCGACCCGCTGTTCGAGGCTATCAGCCGATGTCAACCAACCCGCTTGCTAATCGCATCCAGCCCAGGCGGGACTAGCGGTGCGTTCTATCGAGCGTTTACCAAGGAAGCCAATATGTGGTCGAAGCACGCTGTCACAGCGTT